CCCAGATCCCTCTCCAAAGGCCACGGGGATCGCGTTGAGGGACGTTCTTGATGCGTCGAGGGGACCGTGAGCACTATCGCGGCACCTACCAGCAGCGTGCGAGACGTCTACGTGATCTGGCTAACGCCGATCCGTTGACTCGTTGCCGTCGCTGCGGCCAGCTTGCTCGCAAAGACGATCCGTGGCAGGCCGGCCATGTGATCGACGGTGATCCGTCGTCGCCGCTTGCGGCAGAGCACCGGTCGTGCAATGTGAAGGCTGGTAACGCTCAGACGCACGCGCAACGTCAGAAGCCGAAGACGTCCAGGCGGTGGCGGTGATGTCAGCGAAGCAGCCGGCAACGCCGTTGGGTTTGGCGGCGACCGCCAAGTTGGGTGATCGGCGCCGCACGTTAGAAGCGATGCGTGACCATCTGGCCGAGTTCATGGAACAGGCGCAGACGGGCGTGAAACCGCAGTACGCCGCACAGTTACGCGAAACGCTTCGCGAGCTTGACGAGTTACCGGTTGCCGAGGAGGCAAGTACCGTTGACGACATCGCAGCTCGACGTGCGGCTCGGCGCGCAGCGGCCAAGAGTGACGGTGCTGCCGCCGGACGTTCAGACGTCCGCCGGTCGTGAAGCTGTCGATCTAGCTCGGTCCGCTGGCCTGATCCTTGATGACTGGCAGGCGTGGGTTCTGGACAATGCGTGCGCTGAACGGTCTGACGGCCGCTGGGCTGCACGCGATGTCGGGATTCTGGTGCCGAGACAGAACGGGAAAGGCACCATCGCCGAGGCTCGGCAACTTGCTGGCCTTGTGCTGTTTGGTGAGCGGCTGATCATTCACACGGCACATGAGTTCAGGACCGCGTCGGAGCACTTCCGACGTATGCAGATCCTGATCGAGACGTCAGACGAGCTGCGCCGCCGAGTGCGTCGCGTCTTGACAGCCAACGGCAAAGAGTCCATCGAGCTTCGCAACGGCGCACGCCTTGTGTTTGCTGCACGGACGTCAGGTGGAGGTCGTGGTCTGACTGGCGACCTCGTCTGGTTGGACGAGTCGCAGAAACTGACTGCGGATGCGATCGCAGCGTTGACGCCTGCGTTGGCGGCGGTCCCGAACCCGCAGATCTGGTACACCGGCTCCGCCTGCCTGCCAAACAGCGAAGTGCAACAAAGCCTGATTCGGCGAGCAGCGTCAGACCAGCCAGGCCGTCTGTTCTTCGCCGACTGGGGACGTGAACCTGGCGGCGACCTTGACGACCCGGCCGAATGGTCAGCAGCGAACCCGGCGTTCGGGACACGGATCTCGCACGACTTCATTTCGGCGCAACGCCAAGCGATGGCCGATCTAGGGTCGGCGTTCGCACGTGAGCACCTCGGCGTGCATGACCTTGCCGATCATGCTGCGGGAGTGTTCGGTGCCGGCCGATGGTCTGCGTGCGGCGACCCAGCCGGCCAGATCGTCGGTCCGCCATCGTTCGCGTTGGATGTGTCGCCAGACATGGGCTGGTCGTCGTTTGTCGTGGCCGGCGCTCGAGCTGACGGCCTCGTCCAGGTCGAGCTGACTGAACGTGCACCGGGGACTGGCTGGGTTCGCACCGCCGCCGAGGGATACGCCGCCGCGAACCACGGCATCAAGATCTGGGTTGATCCACGATCGCCTGCGTCTGCGCTTGTCGCAGATCTGCTCAAGGCCGGCGTCCCGGTTGAGCAACTGCCGTCCGGCGTGTTCCCACAAGCCTGTGTTGCGTTCCAGCGTGCCGTGATTGAAGGCACCCTCCGGCACCTGGCAGATCCGAAGCTTGAGGCTGCGCAGGCTGGTGCCGCAGTCCGTACCGCTGGCGATTCGTGGGTGTGGGGACGCGCTACGTCATCTGTCGACATTTCGCCGCTGGTTGCAGCGACGATCGCCTACTGGGCCGCAACAAAGATCGTTGCGGCTGAGCCATCCGTGGAGCTGTTCGTATGACCCTCGCGACGCTATTGCAGATTCTCGGCGCTGCGCTCGCAACAGTTGGCGTCGGACTGGCCTCCATTCCGGTCGCGTTGATTGTCGCCGGCCTGTTCTGTCTGTTGTTCGGGTTGGCGATGGAACGGTCGGATAGCTGATGCTCGGCCATCTGTTTTCAGAACGTGCGATCCGTGACCCGAAGTGGGATGCGTGGGGTAAAGGCAACGACGTCTACCAGTCGGGGAACACGTCGTCGGGTGTGTCTGTGTCTCAGGCGGCGTCGCAGTCGCTTGCCACGGTCTACACGTGTGTGTCGTTCATTGCTGGTGCGATCTCTGCGTTGCCGATCGAGACGTACCGGACGACCGGGGGGGTGCGTACCGAGGTCGGTAAGCCGCGCTGGTTGGACCGACCGAATGTGGAACGGTCCTGGCCGGAGTTCGCACACGAGTTCACGTCAAGTCTGTTACTTGACGGCAACGTGTTTGTTGCGCAGGTGTTGAACCAGGCCGGCAGAACGTCGGAACTGTTTGTCCTCCACCCTCAGAAGGTGAAAGTTGAGCGGCGGACTCCTGGCGGACCGCCGGTCTACACGGTCGACGGCCAGGTCGTCGCTCCGGTGTACCACGACCGGCTATACCCGGTCCCTGGCGAGATGCGTGGACTGTCACCGATCGACGCATGTCGCGAAACGATCGGGACCGGGATTGCGCTCGAACAGTTCGCCGGCCAGTTCTTCGGGAATGCGTCAACGCCGTCTGGTGTGATCGAGGCGCCTGGCAACGTGGCACCGGAACACGCTGAAGCGTTGAAGGCACGTTGGGAATCGTTTCACCGTGGTGTCGGGAAAGCTCACGGCATCGCTGTGCTGTCTGGCGGCGCGACATACCGGCCGATCACGATCGCGCCGGAAGCCGCACAGTTCTTGGAGTCGCGGAACTTCACGGCGGCTCAGATCGCAGCGATCTTTCACATGCCACCCGAGCTGGTTGGCGCTTCGCTTATGGGATCTGGCGGCGTGACTTACGCCAACATCACCGACCGGTGGTCGGAACTGTTGCGGCGCTGGCTGCCACTTGTCGACAAGTTGCGGCGAATGATCACGGCGATGTTGCCAGGACCCGGCGAATCAGGCTGGGTTGCCGAAATCGACGTAGATGAGTACGCACGTGCGGACATCGGGACGCGCTATCAGGCGTACGCGACGGGGATCGCAGCAGGGTTTCTCACTGTCGATGATGTGCGGTACGCAGAGGATCTACCGCCGCTCGGCCAGACAACCACACAAGGCGGTCTTGAGTCATGACGTTTACCCGTGCTTTCGCAGCCGAGTTGCGGATCGCTGATCCTGGCGAACGCATCATCGAGGGGATCGCAGTCCCGTACGGCGAACGGACGACCATCTACGAGAACGGCCTGCTGTTCGAGGAACAGTTCGCCGAGGGTGCGTTCCGTGACGTTGTCGCACGTCGCGACGCTCGCATCCCGATTCTGTTGCACCACGACGCCAGGTCGTTGCCGGTCGGGAAGTCAATCGGTTTGCGGGAAACGTCAGCTGGCCTGCACCTGACCGCCAGGATCTCCGACACGGTCGCCGGGAACGACGCGTTGACGTTGATGCGCGACGGTGTCCTTGACGGCATGTCGATCGGGTTCTACGTCCTGGACGGCGGCGACATCTGGTCGGCTGACCGGACCGAACGGACCGTCACGAAAGCGGCGTTGCGTGAAACGTCGCTGGTGAACTTCCCGGCCTATGACGGCGCACGCGTTCTTGCTGTGCGTGCCGCACAGGAATCCCGAGACGTGTTCGACGACATCGCCGACGAAGCTGCCGAAGCGATGGCCGAAGTGTGCGAGCAGTTCATGCCACGCCAGCTGATGCGGGCACGGCTCGACCTGCTCAACAAGTTCTGACCACGAAGGGCGCACGCGCGCTACCGGGCAGAAATCCAACATGCCGGCACCAACGAGGTGTCGGCCTTTTCGACTTCCAGAAAGGAAGCGCAATGAGCGCAGAGATGCTTGAGCGTCTCGTCGCCACCCGCCAGCGCGCGTGGAACGAGGCCAAGGAACTGCTCGATGCCTGCGAGGCCGAGCAGCGTGACATGACCGGTGAGGAGTTCGCGAAGTGGGAGCGGATCAACGCTGACCTCGACGCGAAGGACGCTCAGATCAAGTCGATCCGTGACCGGATCGAGTCCGAGCGTGAGGCCGACATTGCACGTGAGGCGTACGCGCCGATCGTGGCGCCGGCTCAGGCTGCGGAGTCCCGCCAGGCTGACGACTCGTTCGTGCAGTTCCTGCGTGGCAACGGTGGCCGGTCCTGGGACATCGACTTCACTGCCGTCGCACGTGAGAAGGCTGCGATCCGTGCTGGTGCTCGCGGCGCCGAGCTTCGGGTCGTGACCGTCGGCACGGCGACCGCTGGTGGTCACACCGTCCCGACCGACCTCGTGCGAGTCATCTACGACTACATGGAGAACGTGTCTGGTGTCCGCCAGACCGGTGCGACGATCATCACGACCGCCGCCGGCAACAACCTTGACCTTCCGGTCGTGTCCGCTCACGGCACCGGTGCAGCGATCGTGGGTGAAGGCACGGCGCTTACCACTGGCGACCCGGCGTTCGCCAAGGTCACGCTCGGCGCGTTCAAGTACGGCCAGCTGATCCAGGCGTCGAACGAGCTTTTGCAGGACACTGGCGTAGACCTGGTGTCGTTCCTCGGTGCTGACCTTGGCCGTGCGCTCGGTCGTGCTACCGAAGCTCACTACGTCGCTGGCACCGGCACGAACCAGCCTCAGGGTGTCGCTCTGGCGTCCGTCGTCGGGACCGGCGTGACCACGCAGACCGGCGCGACCGGCCTGCCGTCCTACGCCAACCTGGTGGACCTGACGTACTCGGTGGAGAACATCTACCGGGACCGTCCCGGCACGTCGTTCCTGATGCGTGACGCGACCGTCGGCCTTATCCGCCGGATCGTGGACACCACCGGCCGGCCGATCTTCGAGCCGTCCATGCAGGTGGGTGAGCCGGACCGGCTGCTCGGCTTCCCGATCTACAAGACGCCGTTCCTTGGTGCTGCCGGCTCGGCGGCTGGGACGCTGATCGTGTTCGGGAACTTCACCGACGGGTATGCCATCCGTGACGCTGGCACCATGCGCCTCGAGCGGTCCGACGAGTACGCGTTCAACACGGATCTCGTGACCTGGCGGGCGATCATGCGCACGGACGGCCGTGTCCGTGACCAGCGTGCACTGAACGTCGCGCTGAACCCGACGAGCTGACATTCGGCATGGTGGCGGCCAGTCCTTGTCGGCTGGCCGCCACCATGTCATCAACAAGCCTGGGGAGGGCAAGATGTTGACGCGATTGCCGTCGTTGACGGCCGCAACAGACATTGCACGTGCCGTCGAACAAATCGAGACGGACGGCGGGACCATCGTGCAGATCACAACGGTCGGTGACGAACACTGGATCGTCTGGCAGCCGAAGCCGAAGCCTGGCCGGCCTGCGAAGCCGAAGGTCGAAACCCGATGAGGGTGCTGTGGTGGTCCAATCATCCGACTGCGCCGACCGGATACGGCCAGCAGACGGCGATCTGGTGCCGGAAGCTGCGCGACGAGGGTCACGACGTGGTGATCTCGGCGAACTACGGCGGGGAACCTCGAGCGCATCATTGGGAGGACATCCCGGTGTTGCCGCCTGGCGAACACCAGTTCGGGACCGATTCGCTGGCTGAGGACTGCCGGACGGTTGAGCCGGACGTGACGTTCGGCCTCTATGACGTGTGGGCGGTTGACTGCACGTTGGAGGGCCGGGTCGGGTGGTGGACGCCGGTCGATCATTCTCCGCTTCCGCCGAAGGTGTTGGCTTCGGTTCAGAAGCTTGGCGCTGTCCCGGTTGCGATGTCGCAGTGGGGTGCTGAACAGTTCGCAGTGAACAAGCAGCCGGCGTTGTATGCGCCGCACGGTATCGACACTGAGGTGTTCGCTCCGGTGGATCGTGCCGAGGCTCGCCGCCTGCTCGGGTTCGACAAAGACACGTTCCTCGTTGGGATGGTCGCTGCGAACAAGGGCGCAGGCTGGCTCCGCAAGGGCTGGGACGTTGCGTTCCAGGCGTTTGCGGCGTTAGCAAAACAGCACGACGACGCGTTGTTGTTCTGTCATACGAAACGGAACCCGCCGTCGGGGATTGACCTGGCGTTGTTGGCGTCGACGTATCAGGTGCCGGAACATGCGTTGCAGTTTCAGCCGTCGCCGCTGTTGCGGTATGGCGTCTCGGACCGGAAGATGGCGACGCTCTACTCGGCGTTTGATGTGCTGCTGGCACCGTCGCTCGGCGAGGGGTTTGGTATCCCGGTGATCGAGGCGCAAGCGTGCGGGGTGCCGGTGATCGTGACGGACGCGACGGCACAGTCTGAGTTGTGCGGCGCAGGCTGGAAAGTTCCCGGCCACTTTCTGTGGGATTCGGCGCAGGCTGCGGATTGGGTCAGGCCGTACGACGCACTGCTCAAGCAGGCACTGTTCGACGCCTATGAGGCGCGAGGAGATCAGCAGCTACAGGGTGACGCTCGGACGTTCGCTGAGCAGTACGACTACCGGGTGGTGTGGGACACGCACATGCGTGACGTGTTTGCCGAGCTGGTGCCGCAGCCGTCCCCGATCGTCGTATGAACGTCGTGGCTGTTGTCCTGTCGTGGAACCCGACCAGGACCGGCCGGTACGGCCTCCTTGAGCGGACCTGCGAGACGTTGGCAGACGCCGACCGGGTCATCGTGGTCGATAACGGGTCGACCGACGGGACCGACTTCGGCCGGTGGACAAGTTGGCGGAACGAGACGGCGAACACGACCAGCGGCTACGGCACCTGGTGCGGTCTGCGGATCGGTGCCGGTTCTGGCGCTGACCTGGTGGTCGTGTCCGATGACGACATGGTCTGGCATGACGGCTGGCGCGACCGCCTTGAGGCGTTCTGGCAGGCTGCTCCGGACGACGTGCTGCTAGCTGGCGGCCACCTCGAGCCGGCGTTCTCTTGGAACGAGATTGTGGCGGTGCATGACGGCTGGGTTGAGCGTGCGTCGACTGGTGCGGCGTCATGGACGACGACACGGCCGCAACAGCTCGCCGAGGTCGGCAGCCGTGTTGCGCTCATCAGCCAAGGTTCGTGGGACGTTCCGGTCTGTCAGAAAGTCCGTGAGGCCGGCTGGCGGATCGGACAGCTGGACCTCGCCGAGCATGTCGGCACGGTGTCGACCTGGGGTAACGGCACCGTCGACCGTTACGGGTGGGCTGTCGAGCCGATCAGGGAACTGATCCGATGATTGTCGGTGTGACCGGGGGAGCAGGCTTTATTGGCGGGTGGGTCCGAGACCAGCTCGTCCGTGACGGCCACCAGGTCGTCGTGTTCGACCATCGCGGCCGTAGCTCAGAGACGGTCATGTTGGGTGACGTTCGCGACGCCACGGCCGTAACCGAGTTCGCTGCGCACGTCGATGGGATCATCCATCTGGCGGCAGTGCTCGGCACGCAGGAAACGATCGGGAATCCCGGTCCTGCCGCAGAAACAAACGTGCTTGGCATGGTGAACGTGTTACAGGCGTGCCGCCAATACGGCCTGCCGTTGGTCAACATCGCCGTCGGTAACCACTGGATGCGGAACACCTACTCGACCACAAAAGCCTGTGCGGCGCGCCTCCTCGAGCAGTACCGCGACGAACTCGGCCTGAAAGCAGCGAACGTCCGAGTAATGAACGCGTACGGGCCACGCCAGTCGGCGCCAGCACCGTACGGTCCTGCCAAAGTCCGCAAGATCCTGCCGACGTTCGCATGCTCGGCGCTGTCTCGCAAACCGATGCCGGTCTACGGCGACGGGTCGCAGGTTTCTGACTGTGTGTCTGTGCGTGATGTCGCAAGGGTGTTGTCGGCGACGTTCACAGCATGCGCACGCAACGACGTCCCGCCGGTGACGGTCGAGGTCGGTCCTGTCGAGCACCATCAGGTGATCGACATCGCCAGGATGGTCGGCGCTGAGGCTGCGATCTATGGCGGCATTGCCGACGTCGAGCTGTTGCCGATGCGGCCGGGAGAATCTGTCGGCCGGGACGTCGTCGCTGACGTGTCCACGTTGAGCCATGTCGGGATCGACCCAGCATCGTTTGTGACGATCGACGCCGGCATCGCTGAGACGGTCGGCTGGTTCGCGCAGATGCGAAACGTGACCTGGCGGACCAGATGACGGTCGTGCATCGGATCTGGTTCGGTCCCGAACCGATGCGCGACGAACTGGTCCATTTCGGAAGGTTGTGGGAGACGCTCGGCTACGACGTCGAGCTGTGGACCGAGCAGAACCTGCCGACGTTGCAGAACCAGGCGATCTTCGACGACCTGGCCGATAAGCCGATGCCGCCGTCGGGACAGCCGGAACGGATCGCACGCTACGTGCAACAGGCTGACATTGTCGCCTACGAACTCGTGCACCAGTTCGGCGGGATCGTCGCGAACTGCGACATGGAGCCGTTACGGCCGCTCGACCTGGTGGCCGGTGTGCCGGCCTGGGCTGCGTTCGAGGTCGACGGCGAACATGTCTGCAACGCGATTGTCGGCGCTGACCGTCCCGGCCATCCGTTCTGGCAAGCATGCATTGACAGCATTGCCGAACGGTGGCCGCACGAACGGTTCGAGCCGATGGAGCGGGTCACCGGACCTGGTCTGATCACGCCGCTCTGGCAGCAACGGCCTGGCGAACTGACGGTGTTTCGCTCGGCACAGTTCTACCCGTTTGGGTTCGGCGAGATGCATCGCGAATGGGAGCACTTCCCGCACGCGTACACGCGTCATCACTGGGGACACACACGTGGCCGTTGACATCGCCTGGATCGTTCCGACCATTCCAGGTCGCGAAACGATGTTGGCCGAACTTTGCCTACGGCTCGATGCGCAAACCGTCGTAGCGGAACAGCATGTCGCAGTCGACGTAGACCGTGCAGGGCCGGCACAGATCCGAAACCGGCTCTGCCGATCAGTTGGCGACCACATCCGCTGGTTTGCGTTTGTTGACGACGATGACCTGGTCGACGTCGATCACCTCGAGCAGCTGTGTTGCGAGGCTGACAACGCTGACGTGATCTGGTCGCTACCACGCATCGTTGGCCGTGACGACCACGGCATCGTCCACTACTGCAACGTGGACCGGCTTCGGAAACACAACACGATCCCGGTCACGACTCTTGTCCGTCGGGAAATGTTTGACCGGGTCGGAGGCTTCCCGGTAGACGCGTACGACGAAGACTGGCAACTGTGGCTAAACATCCTCGACGCCGGCGGCCGGTTCCGATGCGTACACAAAACGACCTGGACGTACCGGTTCCACGACACGAACCGTACGTACGACCATCCGTAGTGGACAGTGCAGGACAGTAGAGGACACTGATGGCCACAAACGACATCGTGACGCTTACTGAGGCACGTGACTACCTGGGTGCGTCAGCATCACAAGACGTTGCGTTGCTTGCGGCATGGATCGAGGCAGTGTCGATCCGGCTAGACGACATTTGCGGTCCGGTCGTGCAACGCACCATCACCGGCGAGCTCCACAACGGCGGGGAAGGCATTGTCCGGCTTGATCGACGACCGGTCGCGTCAGTGACATCAGTTGTCGAATACGACACGAACGGTGCCGCAACGACCCTGACGGCCGAAACCACGACGACAAAGCCAGCTGACGCGTACCTCGCCGATCTGACGCAGGGAACGATCGTGCGCCGCTCAAGCGGCTCAACGTACACGTTCGCCGGGAACTTGCAGTCGGTGTCCGTCACCTACGTCGCTGGCCGTGCTGCGACGACCGCTGCCGTGTCGCCATTGTTCAAGCAGGCAGCGTTAGCGTTCCTGCGGCACATGTGGGCGTCGGAGCATGGCACCGGCAACACGTTCGGAACTGAGACGTTCGTCCCTGCCGGGTTTGCTGTCCCTAACCGAGTTCTTGAGCTCCTTGGCGCGGAGGTGCAACGCGACCGGATGATGGGGATTGCGTGACCAGTCCCGACCGGTTCGCTAACCAGGTCATTGCAGCGTCACGCCAGTTGCAAGGCGCGCATCGAGATGCTGTCAATGAGGCTGCGGTAATCATCGGCAAGGCGCTTGATGCCGCAGTCGTGTCCGTTGTCGGATCTGACCGTGCGTTCTCTGGTACTGCGCCTCGTGACGCCGCTGGCCAACGTGTGTCGCCAGGCAAGATCGGCGCGCAGGTCAAGAAGGCACGTGCGCCAAGAAACTCGACAGCTATCGTTGGTGTGGTCCCGGCCGGCCTTGCGTCGATCATCAACTCGGGAGCGAAACCGCACGTTGTTGGTGCAAGGACTGCACGAGGCAAGGCGCTCCGGCAAGGCATCGGGTTTGAGCAAACGAAAAACGGGTTGCGGCTGGTGCGAATCACAGCGTCCGGCAAGTTTGTCAGGTCACGAGTTGCGCAACGGCCGTTCTTGGGAAACAAACAACGTGGGTACGCGATGACCGGTCCGATCTACGGCGTGTCGTTCCGAGGAACACACAAGTTCGACCAGGTGTTCGATGCGCTTGCACCGCGCGTCGCAGGAATCGTCGCCAGAGAACAAACGAAAGCACTTGCGAAAGTGTGGAAACGATGACGGCAGACACCATCACGGACGTCGTCGCAGACATCTACCAAGCGTTGAAGCCGCTTGAGGCGCAAGAGACAGTGTGGGTATCAGATCACGTACCAGCACCGAACCGGTTTCGGTCACCAGCAATTGTCGTCGACTACGACGGATTCACGATCACGGAACTGGCCTACTCAATCCCGATCCGCTGCTACGTCAAGGCATCCGAACCTGGCGTCGCAGAAAGCCAGCAGCAGCTCGGCAAGCTCGTCGACCTCGTCGATGCGCAACTCGGCGCCGAATCGTGGGTGATTACCGGAGCCACGGCCTACATGGCCGACATGGACGTCTGGATCGCTGACTTCCGAGTGTCCGTCCCCAGAGTCCTGCAATGAGAGCACTGGTCGTCAACCCAGGGCCGAACTACTCGGTCAAGGACGTCGCGAACGGCTGGACTGCCGGCCTTGTCGCAAACGGCGTTGACGTGCAGACCGTCGACCTCGAGGACGTCCTGACGTTCTTCTCTGGCGCCTACCGCGAAGTCACCGACGGCCAGTACGCCAAATGGCTTGACATACACGAGCAGTGGTACCTGACATCCGAGATCATCAAAGCAAGAGCGTTCACGTGGTGGCCTGACGTCGTCATCTCGATCAGTAGCTTCTTCGTGACGCCGCACCTCATGGACGTCCTGGCCGCCAGAAACATGCGCCTTGTCCACGTCTACACCGAATCGCCGTACGAGGACGACAACCAACTGCAACGTGCTCAAGCAGGCGGCGACCTCGTCGTTCTCAACGACCCGATCAACCTTGACAAGTACCGTGCTGCTGGCGTCAACGCGATCTACCTGCCGCACTCGTACGACCCGACCGTCCACAAACCAGGTCCGGTCCAGGCCGGCTACCGATCCGACGTGTGCATCATCGGATCTGGCTACAAGTCCCGAGTCGAGTTCCTATCGGCCATGCGCTGGGACAACATCGACCTGAAACTGCTTGGGAACTGGACGGCCGCTGCCGGCACCGCAATCGAACAGTTCGTCCACCTCGAGGACGAGATGCCGTTCGGTCACCCTGACCGGCTCATGTGCTGTGTTGACAACATCGAAACGGTCACCTGGTACCAGTCGACCGACATGTCAATGAATCTGTACCGGCGCGAAGCCAACCGGCCAGACCTGTCCGACGGCTGGGCGATGGGACCACGCGAAGTTGAACTTGCTGCGTGCGGCACGTTCTACATCACGCAACCACGCGGCGAAAACGTCGACGTGTTGCCGTCAGTACCGAAGTTCAACGAGCCTGGGGAGGCCGAAGAACTGATCCGGTTCTATCTCGCAAACGAGAACGCCAGAGCGCAAATCTCACGCGAGGCACGTAGTCGGCTTGCCGACTGGACGTTCAAGAATCGTGTCGCTGAAGTTCTCCGGCTGCTTGACCGGCAGCCGGTCAACGTGTAGCCGTCCGGCCGCACGTCATCATGACCGTCATCTTGGCGGCTCGCGCCCACGGAGGCTTCCCCAATGGCACGTCGTTCGGGCCGTAACGGCCGCATCTACATTGACACCTCATCTGCGGCAAACGGTTCGCAGATCACGTCGATGTCGACCATTCAGTCCTGGTCGATCAACCAGAGCCGAGACCGAGTCGAGACCACCTGCTTCGGGGACTCCTCGAAGCAGTACATCATGGGTCTCGGCGACGCGTCCGGCAGTTTCTCCGGCCTGATCGACCTGGCCGTCACCGGCTGGAAGACGATCGCTGACGGCAACGCTCGTGCGCTCGCCATTTACCCGGACATCTCGAACCACTCCACGATCTACTGGCAGACCACTGCGGTCATGGACGTGTCGTACGAGTCCGGCGTCAACGATCTCGTCAAGGCCAGCATCAACTGGGCCAGTGCCAGCGACCTGACTGGCTACGGCACGTTCTAACCAGACAACCGCCGGGGAGGCGACCAACATGGCATGGACCATCAAGCTCGGAGACACTTCCGTCTCCGTTGAGGATCTGCCGCTCAAGGAGTTTGAGCAGATCACACGCGACTTCGACGTGAACTGGTATCACCTGTTCGCGTCGCCAGGCGCCCACCCGTCGGCGTTCTGGCGTGTCGTGTGTCTTGCCGCCGACCGAGCTGGCGTGCCACGGCCGCCAGAACCCGAAACGATCGGGGACATCGTCGGCCTGATCGACATGCTCGAGATGGGAGACGACCGTCCGACCACTTGGGACGACGGCCGCCCTACGGAGGACGGCCAGGAGACGAACTGATCGTCTTCTTTGGCCGTCCGCCTTTCTGTTGGCCGCCGGACGTCGTCCGAGCGCAACCAATCCGTGACCTACTTGTGCTTATCGACGCGATGACCGTCGGTGCGCCGTCCCCCAGGAGCGAGTGATCCGTGGCAACGTTCACTGACACCATCAAGATCCTGGTCAAGGCCGATACGGCACAAGCAATCAAGGAAGTCGAGAAGGCTGGCCAGGCTGCGCAACGCGACCTTGGTCGTGCCAGCAAAGCAACTCGTGACTGGGGTGCCACGCTCACGAACGTCGGCGCCGGTCTTGTGTCGTTCTCGGCCGTGGCCGGCGCTGGCTTGTTCTCTGCGGCACAAGCTGCCGACGAGGCGCAACAGTCACAGTTGCGTCTGGAGAACACGCTTCGGAACCAGCCGCAGCTCGCGAACGCGTCAACAAAGGCGTTCACTGATCTTGCGTCGGCGATCGCTCGCAAGACTGTCGTTGACGACGATCAGATCGTGTCGTCGCAGGCGTTGCTGGGCCAGTTTGGTCTGACCGAAGATCAGATCCTGAAGTTGACGCCGCTTGTCGTGGATCTGTCTGCGAAGATGGGTGTCGGTCTGGATCAGGCTGCGAAAGCGGTCGGGAAAGCCGTTGACGGGTCTGCTGGCGCTCTGAAACGGTTCGGTGTCGACATTGGCGACGTCGCAAAAGGCGCCGACAACACCCAGGTTGTGTTCGAGGGGTTGACGCGCACTGTCGGCGGCTTCGCCGAGAACCAAGCGAAGACGTTCTCGGGACAGTTGCAGCAGGTCAAGCGTGACCTTGGCGAGATCGCTGAGGGAGTCGGCGCCGGCGTCATCCCGGTGTTTCAAGAACTGCTCGGTCCGTTGCGTGCCACGTCCGACCAGTTCCAGACGCTGTCGCCTGACACCCAAACCCTGATTGGCCGGTTCGGCGCGATCGGTGTCAGCGTCGGCGCTGTCACCGGGTCGTTCTTGCTGCTGGCCGGCCAGGCGCAGAATCTGCGGAACTCGTTGACGGTCGTCGGGGACGATGGCGCACGTTCGCTGAACAGTCTTGGTCGTGCTGCGGTTGGCTTGTCGGCTGTCACGGCTGCGATCGGTCTGCTCGGTGCGGCGTATGCGTCGCTCGGTAATGAACGGGTGTCGGTTGACCGGTTGAAGGTGTCGGTCGACGAGCTTGCACAGACTCGCATCTCGGGTGTGTTGGCCGAGAAGCTCGGTGTCGGTTCAGAGTTCAACAAGAACGTCGCGCAGGCGATCAGGGACCTGGACGAGTACGACAAAAGCTTGGCTGGACCGCAACGTGGGTTGGCACGGTTCATTCAGTTGGCGCAAGATGCTGGCGGAGTCCTGGCGAACTTCCCGAAGCGGCTTGGCGCAACTGAGTTCAAGCGTGTCCAAAACCTGTTTGCTGATCTTGACGCGCAGTTGGCGCAGTTGGCTGAGACGTCGCCGCAGGCGGCGATCGCGGCGTTTGGCCGCATCCAGAAAGCGGCGTTGCAGGCTGGCGTCTCGACTGAGGCAGTGCTGCGGGTGTTTCCGAAGTACACGGCTGCGGCTCGAGCATTGGACGACGCTGCCGCAGCTCAGGACAGAGTGGCGGCCGCCGCTGAACGGCATACACGGAAGATCAGTCGTCTGTCAGCGGCTTACGACCGGTTCTTGGCACGTCAGTCGTCAAGGAATGAGACGTTGCGTAACGCGGCGACGGCGCAGCTTGACGTTGCTGACGCTGCCGCCGAGGTCGCTGACCGGCAACGCAGATTGACCGAGCTGCAACAGTCTGGGACTGCGACGCAAGACGAGTTGGCACAAGCAACTCGTGACTTGCAACGTGCACAGCTGAACTACTTTGCTACGACGGAAGACGCCGCAGCGGCAACGATTGCGGCCGCCAAAGCAGAAACGAACTTCAAGACAACCAAAGACAACTCGATCAAGACGACGCAACGGTTCGTGGCTGCGTTGATTCGGCAACGCGACGAACTGGACGGTCCTGCTCGCACGTCGCTGGAACGCTACATCGCAAAGGTGTTGCAGATTCCGAGGAGACGCGCGACGACCATCACGGTCAACGCGTCATCGGCACTGATTGCGATCCAAGCCGTCACTGACGCGTTGAACAACCTGACTGGGAGCACAAACAGCACGACCGGAGAACTGCTCGGCGCCGGGTTCTCTGTCACGCCTCGAGCAGCTGGTGGTCCGGTCCAGGCCGGCGGCGCCTACCTCGTCGGTGAACAAGGACCGGAACTGTTCGTGCCGAAATCGTCGGGGACGATCGTGCCGAACAGCCGCACGGCGCCTACAGCACGGTTCGGTGCGAGTTCCGGCCAGGCGGTCGTCGTCAACTTCAACGGGCCAGTTGCAGGCTCGAAGCGAGACTTTGAGCGGATGGTGGTCAACGCCATCCGCGAGGCGCGACGTCGCGGTGACCGCGACGTCGCATAGGGGAGGACCGGGATGCCTGCACCTTGGGAGACGTACGTCGGCGGGTTTCCGTCTGCGGCGACGTTGGCCAGCCAGAACTTGTCTACGGCGCCGCACTCGACGTTGCATGGCAACCTGGGTGCCGCACTGAACGCGTTGATGGTCGATGTCCAGACCGGTAAGGGGTCGTACGACACGTTCGCGGCGGCGTTCACGGCGCTGACGTCCACGGCTTGTGTGAACGTGAAGGGTTCGGCGTACGGCGCAGTCGGGAACGGCTCAACGAACGACACGACTGCGATCAACAGTGCGATCACTGCCGTGTCGACGTCCGGCGGAGTGGTGTTCTTCCCGCCGGGGACGTACAACATGACCGGGATCACGGTCCCGAACAACGTCTATCTGCTGGGATGCGGCGAGGCACAGACGACGCTGAACTGTACGCACGCCACGAATCCGGCAGTGCAGTTCAAGGGGACCTGGTCGGGGACGTCGTCGTCAGGCCACACGAAGAACGCTGGCCTGGCTCGGATGCGGATCACTGGCGGTGTCGCCACCGTCGGCATCAACTGCGAGGACGCATCGTCGCTGCACCTCACCGACTTCCGAGTCGATGGTGTCCTGCTCGGCTTGCGCTGCTACGGCGCCTGGGACTCGATGTTCGATGGCGACTGGCGCATCCAAGACTGCACCGGCGGCATCTGGATCGGATCACACAACAACGACACCGTCAAAGGCGGCGTTGTTGACTCCAACAACCTTCGGTTCGTTGGCGGCACCATCGAATCGGTCAGGACGTACGACGTCACAATCACCGGCAAAGGCGCCGACGGCCTTGGCAGCGGCGCGCAAAAACCTGGCCATGTGACGTTCTGGTCGCTGAAGATCGAATCGGCGTACGTACGCGACATCAACCGGGTCGTGCTTGAGGCCGTCGACGGTGTGAAGTTCGACGGTCCGCTGATGTCGTGGCTTGCTTACGACGCGTCGTACTCGACGCCGGTCAAAGGCGTCATCATGTCCGACTCGTGCCAGAACGTCGTGATTGACCGGCCGTCGTTCACGAACACGGCCACGAACGTCATCTCGACGTGGGTTGCGTTCGAGGGGACCGACAACTGCACCCTGCATGATGCGACCTGGGCGTTGAACGTCGCTCCGTCCGTCGCACACATCGGATTTGCGAACACGAACCGGCACGTGAAGTTCCCGGCGGCTGGCGTGACCCAGGCGACGTCGGACTGGACGTCGTGGCGGCCACGAGATGTGACCGTGTCTGGCGTCCCGACAACGGTCCGGCCTGGGTCGTTGCCGTGGTCTGTCTGGCTGTCGTCGACTTCGTCGGCGTCGATCGCGACAGCGAACGCCGCAGCAATCAACGCAGCCATCTCTGACATTGTCGGCTTTGACGTCACAGCGTCCCCGACGACGGTAGCGGCCGGCTCGAACGGTGTGGACATCACAACGTTCACCGGCAGCGGAACGCTGAACGTGGTGTCCACGTCCGGCCGGTTCGATCCTGCTGGCGGCCGGGTCGTGGTTGTCATCAACAACCCCAGCACAAAACGTGTCGAGCTGGACTACACCGGCATCACGTCCACGTCACTGACAGGAGTCAGCCTGCCGGCCGGGACCGGCACGCTCACGACCGGCGACAAGGTCTACCCGATGCCAACCGGATCTGGCACCGTCATCCTGCCGCCGTCGTATGGCGACAACTCGCTGCCAGGCGCACCGTTCGAGATCTCCGACGCGATCATTCTGCCGGACAACGTCCAGCTCGTCGGCCAAGGCATCGGCAAGACGGTCCTCAAACAACGCAACGGCGCGAACCTCGACGCGATGATCGCCGGCTACTACTGGTGGCATAACTGCAACAGGCAGCTGACTGCGTCAACGTCCGCGAACGGCCAAAAGTACGTCGAGATCAAAGACCTGACGCTCGACGGTAACCATCGCGACTGGGAGTCGATCACCAGTGTTGGTGGTGGGAGCGGCACGATCGGTGCGGCTCTCACCCGGTTCCCTCTCGGAAGCCTCTCACAAGTTGCCGCAGGCGACATTCTGGTCTGCGAAGCGGAGTTGATGTCGGTGACTGCGGTCACTGCCAACTCGACCCGGACGATCACTAACTGTTCGACCACGAACGCATCGACGACGGTCACCTCGGCGAACTTCGCGTCAGGTGACGTAAACCGCTACGTGACCGGCACCAACATCCCGGCCGACACGTACATTGTGTCTGTCTCAGCTGGTGTGTCGGCAGTCCTGTCGAACGCCGCTACCGGCACCGGGTCCAGCATCACGTTGACGGGTTACCGTGCAGCGACGGTCACTCGAGGTGCGTACGGGTCAACTGCCGCGACGCACGCTGTCGGCACGGCCGTCACCGAAGTTAGGAACTTGTCCACAACGAATGCGCGGGCGGCGACAATCGTCGGGGACGGTCATGGCATCGCGATCGGCGCACCCAACCGGTCGCGCATCCGAGACGTGCAGATCGTCCGGCCGTACGGCTGCGGCATCTTCTTCGACTCGAACGGTCGGGACCGCAGCACCGACGTCGGTGAAGGCATCCAGTGGGTGCTGGAACGGATCTGGATTGAGTTCCCTGGCCTGGACGGCATCCACAACGCCGACGCAACGTCGGGGAAATCAAACATCAACGACGGACACGTGATTGACTGGTACTGCTCAAACGCGAACCAGCTCGACGTCGACAACTCGTCAGCTGCGTCCGGCAACGCCTCGTACGGCAACGTGTTCTACGGCATGTACGTCTACGACGCGAATGGCGGCGCGACCCTCTATCGAGGCGGACACGGCTACGGGAACTATCCGGCGTCTCGCACCGGCTTCCCTGGCTGCCGTGTCAAGCACGGCATCAGGATCGACTCGGCCGCTTGCCGCATCGAATCAGTCATGATCGCCGACTTCGGCCAAGCGACCAACAACGGCACCGCCGCCGAGTACTACGCATTCTTCATCCGGCCGTTCAACAAGCGCGGACCGACCCTCGTCGGATGCAAAGCACACGCCGACCTTGACAACCAGATCCACACCAAATGGTTGCTGTACGTCCAGAGCGTGTACGGCGCCGGCACGACAGCGCCGTTCTCCGTCGTCGGGTTCAACGGCCAGTCACGAGTCGAAACGAACAACACGGCGTCGGCCGCAGTGCTGAACGCCGGCATTTCAAGCTCGGACACCACCATTGTGTTCAACACAGGACACGGCCTGGCTGCCGGTGACGTCATCCTCATCACCGACACGACACAAAGCACCACCGAAGTGATCCGGCTCGGGACGTTGGCGACAAACACGTTCTCGAACTGTGTGCGTGGCCACAGCCAGACCGTCGGCCAGGCGTGGACGACGTCGGCAGTGATCTACAAGATGACCGTCAACGGCCTCAAACTGGCACGCCAGACGTCCGGCGCGAAACTCAACGGGGCGATCTCCGGCTGTAGCTTCACCGGCATCGGCATCCCGTTCGACGGCTCGAACGATGACGCGTCAGCACGAGTCATCCAACGTGGGAACTCGTGGCAATACCTGTCGACCACACCGTCCACAGCTGGCGCCTCAGGCAAGCACGGTTACTTCCCCGCCGGCTACCGGATCGAAAACGACATGAGCTCTGTGACTACCCACGCTGGCTGGGTGGTCACAGCCGGTGGTAACGGCTCGACCGCCACCTGGACCGGCCACAACCTACCGTGACCAGTTTCAACGCCGCCGTCGCGTTCGACGCAGCAATCGGATTCGACAACCCGACCGTCAACGTCGAAACGTTCCCACAGATCACCCTGTGGTGGTCGCCGACGACTGGACCGTTCACCACCCCGTCGTGGGAAGCGTTCCCGACCATCACGGTCGACGGCACCGTCCGTCAACGCATCCGCCACAGTGCCGGCATCACGATCACACGAGGCCGCAACGACGAACTCGGTCCGTTCGAGGCTGGCGTGATGGAACTCACGGTCGATAACCGAGACCGTGCGCTCGACCCGCTGAACACTGCGTCGGCCTATCTGACGGCGCTCAGGCCAAACATCCCGATCCAGTTACGCGCAACGTGGTCTGGCACCACATACACCCTGTTCACAGGTTTCGTGGACGGCTGGCCGCAAGTCCAGCATCTGTCGCAGAACGACCTGGTTTGCGAACTGTCGTGCACGGACATGACGACGTTGCTGGCTCGCCGGACGTTGCGTCCTGGCCGGCCGTTCGTGCTGGACTTGTCCGACGGCCAGGCAGCAAGGCTTGACGCATCGAACAAGCTGGCAGACCGCAAACCTGACCTGCCGGTCGAGTATTCGGGATCTCGCGTCACGAACCTGTTGACGACTGCTGGCCTGCCAACGGCGCTCTTGGACGTTGACGGCGGCGACACGCAACTTATAGCCGACATCCCTGAGGACGACCAGCTCGGCGACTACCTCGACCGGATCTGCCGCACCGAAAACGCGAAGCTGTTCATCGCTGCGGACGGAATGGTCACGTTTCAAGGCCGGCATACGGTCGCGAACGCGACCTCGAGCGCCACGTTTGTTGATACGTCGGCGACTGGCTACCGTTATGAGGACCTGGTGATTGACCCTGAGTCGATCGACTTGGTCCGTAACGAGGTGCGGCGCGGCCGAGACCAAGACACGACAGTGACGGCCAGGTCAGTGGCGTCAATCAACCTGTACGGCCTGATCGCCGACGAACAGAACGACCTGTTGCACGCCGACACCGCTGAACTTGCTGACGCGACGGACTGGATGATCGCACGTTACGCGCAGCCGAGAACTCGCGTTCGGGAGTTCACGGTCGTTCCGCAACGTGCAGCGTCGACGTTGTTTCCGTCTGTGCTCGGCTGGGAGCTCGGGACACGCATCACCGTGACCGCACAGCCGATGGACACAGGCGTGACGTTCTCACAAGTTGTGGATGTCGAATCCGTCCAGCATGCCATCGGACAGCAGTCGTGGAGTACAACGTACGGGTGTGCGTTGGCGGATACCGGCCAATACTTCCAGCTCGACACAGCGACGTATGGACGTCTTGACGCGTTGAACACGCTGAACTACTAGGGGAGCGCACTATGCCTACGAGGACCGGGAAATACTGGTCGTACCAGGAAGACGTGACGTCAGCGAACATGAACAAGGCGCCGCAAGGCGCGATCGGCCGAGAGAAGATCACGTCGACGCAGTCGTCGATCTCAACGACCGAAGTGCTGTTGACGTCGTATTCGTCGACCGTGTCGACCCAGGGAGGACCGCGCCAACATCGCATTGACGCTGTCGCTCACCTGAAGCCGGCTGCCGGGTTGACGATGCCGACATCGACGGCTTCTGGCACGCCGATCGCCGGGAACCAACAGATGACGTTGCGTATCCGCGAGAACTCGATCTCGGGAACTGTCCTTGGTCGTTGTCAGGTCCCGACGCCGTCGTCGGACGTTGCGTCCACCGTGCATTGTGTCGGCTGGAACGTGTCGGTGTCTGGCAGCGTCACCTATGTCGTGACGGCCGAAGGGTACGGCCTGACGACCTGGGAAACGACGAACGATTCGGCAAGGCCGGGGTGGCTTGTCGTGTCTGATGAAGGTCCGGCGTTCTGATGGCCGCGACCGTGAACCAGACCGGCCGGCTGGACATTGTGGTGCAGCAAGGCGCGACGTGGAATCCGACGTTCACCTGGAAAGTTGATGGTGTTGCTGTCAACTTGACTGGGTACACGGCACGGTTGACGGCCAGGTCGTCGTACGGTGGATCGCAGCTGTTCGCGTTGACGTCGGCTGGCGGCACGATCACGCTTGGCGGGTCGGCTGGCACGATCCAACCGACGTTGTCGGCGACTTCCTCGGCGGCGTTGTCCGCTCCGGCTGTCGGCGTGTGGGACCTCGAGCTTGTGTCTGGGTCGACGGTCCGGCGGCTGCTTGAAGGTCAGGTGACGATCACGCCTGAGGCGACGACATGACGGTAGAAGTCGTCGAGGTGCAAACGACGACGGTGACCGTGTCGGGGTCGACGGAGACGGTGCTGGCAGCGTCGCAGGTCGAGACTGTCGTTGTCGGTATTGCAGGTCCGCAAGGTGCAGCCGGGACTGGCACGGCGTTAGTTGTGCAAGACGGCGACGTGACGGTCGTCTCGAATGCTGACACGCTCGACTTCGCCGCAGCAGATTTCGATGTGACGCAATCACCGACCGGTGAAGCCAACATTGCGTTGGTCAGCTCGGTGTTCAAGACCGGCGGTAGCGATCTGGCAGTGGCCGATGGTGGTACTGGTGCGTCGGATGCTGCAACGGCTCGCACCAACCTTGGTGTCGATTACACGACGTTGGACGAGCGTGCGCGTGACACGATCGGCGCAGCACTGGTCGCAGGATCAAACGTCACGATCACTGTCAACGATGGTGCAGACACGATCACGATCGCGTCTACTGGCGGCGGCGGCGGCAGTTTGACGGTGCAGGACGGCGACGTGACGGTCGTCTCGAACGCAACAACGTTGGACTTCGCTGCGGCCGATTTTGACGTGACCGAGTCGCCTGCCGGTGAGGCCAACATTGCGTTGGCCAGCTCGGTGTTCAAGACCGGAGGTACTGACCTGGCAGTGGCCGATGGTGGTACTGGTGCGTCGGATGCTGCAACGGCTCGCACCAACCTTGGAGCTGGTGACGCCTCGACGAACACGGCGTCGTCGGTCGATTCCGAACTTGCGATTTTCAGCGGCACGGCCGGCAAGACCCTCAAGCGTGCGACGACGACCGGGTTGTTGAAGGCCACGTCTGGTGTGTTGGCTGCTGCGACGATCGGCACTGACTACAACCGTGTGCGTGTGTCGGACACGGATACGGGTGCAACGGTTGCGAACACGACGACGAAGACAAGTTTGTTGGCGTCGACGTTGGCGTTGCCGTCCGACCTTGCGGTCGGCGACATCATCATCGCTGAGATGCTCGGGACCTACACCAACAACTCAGGTGGCACGTCAAACCTGACACACGAAATCGTGTTGGCCTTTGCAGCCGGAAACGCCGCTGGAATCACTTCTGGCGCAATTTCGATGACCAACAATGCAAACAGCCGCAGATGGCGTCTGACGGTTGTCTGGCATGTCGAACAGCTCCCGGCAACGCTACTGCAACCTATGGGGTACATCACCGGCGATTTCCGCATCACCAACGCAACGACGGCGCGCATGGACGTCATCGACACGACACGTTCTCAGTTCGGAGATCAAGCAGTCTTAACTATCGCAAACAACATGTCATTCACGGCCGGGACGTTGAACTACTCAATCACGCATTCCGTAGCAAACGCCAACACGACCATGTCGTGCCTTGAAGCGACGCTCTACCGGATCAACAAGCCTGTCTAGGAGCATCTGCCATGCCTCGCGTCACCTACGTTGCGTCGCTTCCCGCCACATACAGTTGGCCGCAGATCGTCCAGACGACGCGGCAGATGATCCCGCCGCCGATCGTGGACATCAACCTGCGGGAACTCCCTTCGGGGCCTGTCGTGTCGGTCCTGGTCGACAATGCACTCCCAGGCTCGACGGTCACCGCGTGGCAGACGCAGATCGCAGCGCACGTCCCGGCACCCGAACCTGACCCGGTCGCTGTCGACCCGGCGACACTCGCCGCCGACATCCGCATTGTCGCCGAAACGATTGCAGATCCGACATCGGCCAACACGCTCGCCGTTCTGCGAGGCGCCGTCAACGCAACCCGATCCGACATCGCCGTCGCGCTCGACAAACTCGCAACCGCCGTCGAAGCTCTCGCCGAACAGTAAAGGCCAACGATGTCGAAGATTGTGACGCGTGCCGGATGGAAAGCACGGCCGCCAGGCGCAACCACGCCAAGGTCGCTGAACCAGATCCAAGGCGTCTGCTACCACCACTCCGCTGGCGAGCAGCCGTCACGGTTCAAGACTGGCGCTGCGGTCGTCCGTGGCCTCCAGGCCTATCACATGGACAGTCGCGGCTACGCCGACATCGCATACAACGCGCTGATCGGACCCGCCGGCCAAATCTACGCCGGCCGGAACATCGCCGCGCTTGGCGCACACTCCGACGGGGAATGGCAAGGCGCATCGGCGAACCGGGTCCTGCTCGGCATCTGCTTCCTCGGCGACTTCACCGGCCGGAACCGCCTCACCCCAAAAGCACAAGACGCAGCACTCACCCTCGAATACCTCTGGTCAATGAAGCTCGGCCGGCCGCTCGCGTTCGCGACGCATCGGGAGACCAAAGCGACGGCATGTCCTGGCGATGATGTGCAGGCGTGGATCGACCGGCGGCGGGTCTCATGATTGGCGCGGTGCCGCAGTTCGTGTCGGACGCGACATCATGGTTGGCGCTAGTCACTGCGACTGGTGCGGCGTTGGCGGTGTTGTGGCGTCCGCTCCGAGCTGCGCTCGCACGTCTGATTCATAGTGAGATGCGAGAAACGACCGAGACGGTGAAGACGTTGGCGTCGGATCTTCGTGCGCACATGCAGGCCGAGGATGACAAAGCTGACCAGTTGGACGGCCAGCTCGCGGCGATCCTTGGCGAGATCCGCCGGGTCGGGGAACGTGTCGATGACCATCTGGACGGCCACCCGTAACGAGGGAGACAGCGGTCATGTCTGTCGGGGAAGCATTCTTAGACGCGCCAGGTCACCGGCGAGGTCGTGCGCTGGACTGGCGGTCCACAATCGACCTCTGGCTCGATGACCTCGACGAAACGGACCGGACGGCAGTGATCGCCGCGTTCCAGAACCCGAACTGGACGGTCCGTGCGCTCTGGCGACAACTCGTTGCGTGTGGCTGCGACGTGACCGAGACCCAGGTCAGATACTGGCGCGAACGGCAAAAGTGGACGGCACGTCGTGACGATCGCTGATCTGTTCGGTGACGTGCCAGGTGACCGGCCTGAGGATCGGCTGCCAGCTGCGGCGCCGCCAGGGTGGACGCCAGGCGCCACCTGGGACGGCCGGACTGCATCGGGGACGATCACCACGAGGCCGTTGGACGGTCCGCCGTCCGACTGGTCGGCGCTGCTCGCAGAACGTGGTCTTGACCCTGCCATCTATGAGGTGGACGGGTCGACGGTCCAGTGGTGTTCGTGGGATGGGTGGCGGCGCGACACACCGGACGGGAACGCCTACTCGGCGCTCTGCTATTCGTTCCGTGCCACGATCCGGCTCCGGTCCGAGGTCGTCGACGACGCCGAGGTCGTGCACCTCGAGCAGCTCGCCGCCGAGATCCGCAAAACACGACCAGGCCGGAAACGTCCCGACGCGACCGACGGCACCTGGATTGTGTGCCTGTCCGACTGGCAGATCGGCAACAAAGACGCCGGCGGGGTCCGCACCCAACTTGAGGCGATCGCCGCACTGCCAGACCTGCTCGTCCGGCAGTTACGGACCGTGCGGCGGACCCGGCCGGTCGGCCATGTCGTCATCGCCGGCATGGGCGACCTCGTCGAAGGGGTCTGCGGCCACTACCCGGCGCAGCCGTTCTCGGTGGAAGCGAACCGTCGCGAACAGATGCGGATCGTCAGACGTGGCATCTATGACGTCGTGCGAGCCTTAGCGCCGTTGACGGACCGGATGACGTTGACGGCCGTTGGCGGCAACCACGGCGAAAACCGCCAGAACGGCAAAGCGATCACGGACGATGCCGACAACGACGACGTCGCCGTGTTCGAGTCCGTCGCGGAACGCCTCGCCGAAAACCCGGCCGTCTACGGCCACGTCGCCGTCCGGCTCCCACACGACCGTCTCGCTATCTCAATCGGATGCGGCCAACAGATCGTCGCGTTCACCCACGGCCACAAATGCCGCCAGTCCGGCCTCCCCATCAACGCCGTCTGGGAATGGTGGAAAGGCCACCAGATGGGCCGTTCCTACCCCGGCGTCGCCGACGCGTTCATGCTCATCACCGGCCACTACCACCACCTGAACGTCAAAGCGCAGGAAGGCCGCACCGCCATGATCTGTCCGTCGTTGACGCCGGTCGGGAAATGGTGGGCCGACACCACCGGCCTGACAACTATCCCGGGGACGCTGACCGTCCGAGTGCATGACGCAGGCTGGGACAGCCTCGAGGTCGTCCGATGACCGCTGACCTGCCGCCGACGCCAGAATCACTCACCCGACACATCGTCATCACCGTCGACCGGACATCACCAGCACCCCACGACGTCGAAGTGTGGGTCGATGGCGGCGACCTCGACATCATCGCACTACGCGCCTATCTCGAGGTCGCGTTGTTGCAGCTTGAGGCCGGCGACGACGACGACACCGAAGACGACACCGACGATGCTTGACGAGATCCGCACCCCAGACCGTTGGTGCGAAAGCTGCGAAATCGGGTGGGCGACGTCGACGTGTTGCTGGAACTGCGGCCAGCCAGGCCGCCAAACCCGAGCGTTATCGCAAATCGACCGTCTCACTCATCGGAAGGACCGCACATGGCCGACGTCCGAACCTCCCTCGTCCGAACAGTCGTCCCGATCCTCGTCGGATGGATCATCGCCGGAGCCGTCAAGGCTGGCGTGTCCCTCGACCCGGCTGCTGTCCAAGCTCTGGTTACGGCCATCTATTACGCGGCGGTGAGATGCGCCGAACGGCGCTGGCCGACAATCGGCTGGCTGCTCGGCTCGCCATCTCAACCGACCTACTAGTTCGCCTCCCCGGCGCACGATGGAGCCCCGTCCACCTCGGTGGGCGGGGCTTCGTCGCGTCTACAGGCTCGCGACGGCGGCGGTGCCGGCCGCTTCAGACCACGCGACATAGCCAGCAGTGGTCGTCGGTGACGCATGACCTAACAGTTCCTGCGTCACCCGCAAATCATGCGACACGGCATAGACCCTCGTCCCGAACCGGTGCCGCAACTGATGCAACGTCGCATTGACACCACATGCACGTAGATGGCCGCAGGCGACGACCGACACCAGGTTCGGGGTGATCGGCCGGCCAGACCGATTCGTCCACACAGGACCGGCGTCAGGTGCGCCAGCGAGGACGTCCACGACCCGAGGGTGCATCGGCACGGTGCGTTGGTGGCCGCCTTTGCCGTCCGCAACAAACAGGACCTGACGGTCGAAGTCGAGATGTTCGCCTCGCAGGCCGGCGATTTCGCAGGCACGGAACCCGGCGAACGCCGCCAAGATGAGCCAGGCGGAGACCCGGCCGTCCGCCAAACGGATCGCATGCTCAAGGTCTGTTTCTGAGATCGGCCGTGGCAGGCGCCGTTGTGTTCGAGCACGGTCCAGGTTGACGGTCGGGTCGTCTGACCTGACGCCGGTGCGTTGCAACCACCGGTAAAACGACCGGACATGCGACAGGTCGACGTTCCGTGCCGCGGGCGACGATGTGTGGTGGTCCCACCAGTCGGCCAGGTCGTCGCCGTCGAGCTGGTCGAGCGGACCGTACCGAGCGACGATCCGGACGAGGACGGAACGGCGGGTTGCGAGGGTGGTGGGACGCAGGCCGCGACGTTCACATGCCACAATGTGCCGGTCGATCAGTCCCACAGATTGTCCCACGCAGGACATTGTCGGCATTCCCAAATCGGACATTACGCCACTAACCGGATTTCATACTGTCCAGATAGGGCTAAAGCGTTCGCGTCGCCGGAGAACAGCCAGGCGGCCGGCACGTCGCAGATGTCTCCCCACGCCTCAAGGACCCGCTCCAAGTTCCGCGGCTGCGTCCCCGTCTCCCACATCGACACCGTCGAGTGTCCTTTGCACTTGATTCCTCGAGCGCGTAGCTCGGCTGCGACTTCCGCCTGGGTCAACCCGGCGACCTCGCGAGCCTTGCGGAGCCTGTCACCCATTGTCCAGCGCAACGCTGCCGACGATCGCATGTCTCGCACCTCCTGTCGCAACCCACCCTAAAACGCAAAACGCAAAAAGCAAGCCGGTGGGGGAGAAGGTGCTTGACAGCTCTTTTGTCATCCGTCAAGGTGTGCCGCATGACACACACCGACCTGACCAACGTCACGACCAGCTACGACGGCGCTGAGGTGTTCGACCCGGCTGACTGGCTGACCCCGGCTCAGGCCGCCGGGATCCTTGGCGTCACGACGCAGACGCTGAGGAACTGGTCTGCGGCCGGGACGTTGATCCCTCGCCGGGACCGGCCGACCGGCGCACGCCGCTACCACGTCCGTGACGTCGAGTTCCTGGCCGCAGCACGCCGGTCGTCCGCTGCGGCCAAGGCGGCACGCCAAGCGGCCGTTGACACACCGGCGATCCCGTGACTGTCGACATGTGGCTCGACATCGCCGCCGAGATCGGCACCTACGTCGCCGTCATGGCGGCGGTCGTGGCGGTCTGTGCGTTCACCGGCCGCTGGTTCGACGCTGACGGCACGCTCCGCCGAGGCCGGCGATGACCACCACCGTCGACTACTGGTCGAACCCGGACGACTGGCGGGTCAAGGCGGCGTGCCGCGGCCTCGACCTGGCGCTCTGGTTCCCGCCGAAAGGCGGCAAGTCCGAGCAGGCGGTCAAGATCTGCCGGACGTGTGACGTGACCGCCGAATGTCTCGCCGACGCGTTCGCTCACGCCTCGCTCGACGACAAAGGCATCCGAGGCGGCCTCTACGAGAAAGACCGCCGACGGATGCGCCGAGTCATGCCGAGGTCGGCGTGATGTTGCGGCGCCTCGCCATGACCGTCGCCACCACCATCGGCCTGTCGTTCGCGCCAGCGACACCGAACCTAGACGTGCGGATCTCGGCTCCTCGAGCACCGCAGGCGACGGTCGCAGACCGGCAGGCAGCACTCAGGTGGATTGCTGCGGCGATGGCAACACCACAGTGGCAGCGCTTTGCCGCCACGGTGAGTTTCCCGCCGGACCCGTCACGTCCGTGTCCCTACGAAGAGCTGATCGGCCACATGTTTCCTGACTGGCCGGACGCTGTCGCCGTCGCGTGGCGCGAGTCCAGGTGCCAGCCGACAGCAGCGAACCGGAGCAGCTCGGCACGCGGCCTCATGCAGCTGCTCATGTCGTTGCATGCGAACCGTCTGGTGACGGTCGGCTGCCGGCCGTCTGACTGGTCCGACGCCTGGTGCAATCTCGCTGCGGCACGGGACCTGTTTGAGGCGGCCGGTACGAACCCTTGGAGGGTCAGATGAGCGACGTGAACACGGCGCAGCACGTACTCGGCGACGCCTTGGTGTTCGGCTACGCCATGGTGTACGGCGACGCCGAGGTGTACGGCGACGCCATGGTGTCCGGCGACGCCAGGGTGTGCGGCAACGCCAGGGTCTTCGGCTACGCCAGGGTGTCCGGCCGCGCCTGGGTGGCCGGCAACGGTGTTGTGCAGAGCCGGAGCGACATCGCATGGATTGACCGCGTCGCCGACTTCCGGTCGATCACGTTGCACCGCACCGTCGACGGCTGGCAGATCAACATCAGAAAGTTTGACGGCGCAGACGCGTACGTCGCCACGACCATCGCTGAAGTCTGCGCCGCTGTCGCCGCTGACCATGGTGGCGAGGTCGTCGCGGCTGCGCTTGCCTACCTGGCCGCCGCCGTTGACCGTTCGTAGATCGTGGCCG